TCTCGACAGCGCAGCATGCTCCGATATCGGAGACTTCATCGGGCCATTGCATCCGAGGATCAGCGAACTGGCCCGCGAGAACGCGATCGTCGCGAAGCTGCATTACGCATATCGGGCCGGTCACTTGACGATCGCCCAGTTTTGGCTAGCGCTTGTCGAACACCTTGTCTCCGCCGATGCCAGACTGAAGAAGGATCTAGGCGACATCATCGCGCGCTCGCCACCGCAACTGCTTCTGAAAAGCGCAGACGCGAAAAAGTAGACCTTTGGCGGGGATGCCCGCAATCGACCTGTCGGCTATGTCGAAGGCTGCGAAGATTCGCAGCATGGCCGCTTACATGCGCGAGGCTCGCCTCCGCGCGACGCAGGGCCTGCCCCCGCCCAATCGGCTGGACAAGTACCGCGAGCGCCCGCTCGACTTCATCACCGAAGGCCTCGGCCAGTGTCTTGAGGAAAGCTGGCGGAACTGGCGGATAGTCCTGAAGGCCGCGTTCGGATTTCCACTCGACAGCGACGAACTGGAGTTCTTCCGCGAGGTCGCCGGCGGCCGCGATCCACCGCCGCAGCGCGTCCGTGAGTTGTGGCTGATCATTGGACGACGTGGCGGCAAGGACTCGATCGCTTCGATGATTGCGGTCAACGCCGCTCGCTATGCCGACGTATCGAGGCTCCGACCTGGTGAAACGGCGCTTGTCGCCTGTCTCGCGACCGATCTCGACAAGGCCGGCATCGTCTTTCGCTATACCAAAGGGTATTTCGAGAAATCGCCCGACCTGCGTCATTGGGTAAAGGGCAACCTTCCCGAGAGCACAAATACGCCGATCCCGCTCGTCAACCGGACAGAAATCCGGATCACGACGAACAACTTCCGGGCACCGCGTGGCTTCCCGATAGCCTGCGCCATTTTCGATGAATGTGCGTTCTGGCCTACAGACGGGTCGGCAAATCCCGACCGAGAAACCTATCGGGCCGTACTCCCTGGCATGGAGACGATGGCGGGCTCGATGCTGGTGGGGATCAGTTCGGCATATCGGAAAAAGGGTTTGCTGTACGAGAAATGGAAGGAGCACTTCGGCAGGGATACGCCGGACGTTCTCGTCATCCTGGCCGATACCCGAAAATTCAACCCGACGATCTCGCAGGTTTCGATCGACAAGGCGATTGCCGAAGATCCGGAAGCCGGCGCCGCCGAATGGCTGTCGCGCTGGCGCGAAGACCTGGCCGACTACGTCGACCGAGCCGTCGTCGAGGCAAACGTCCGCAAAGGTATATTCGAGGTTCCTCCGCAACTCGGCCTCGTTTATGAGGCATTTGTCGATCCGAGCGGCGGTTCCCGCGACAGCTTCGCGCTATCGATCGGGCATTCGACCAAGGACCGGCGTGGTTCACTCGATTGCATCAGGGAGATCACGGCACCATTCCAGCCGAGTGAGGCAGTGAAGGAGCACGCCGAGACTTTGAAGAAATATAGGGTCCGGAAAGTCACCGGGGATCGCTACGCGGCGCTCTGGCCGGTCGAGGCCTTTGCCAAGCATGGCATAGTCTATGAGCAGTCGGCGGCACCGAAGTCCGATCTTTATCGGGATTTCCTTCCCCTATTGAACAGCAAACTGACCGATCTCCTGGACAACACCCGCATGGTCAATCAGATCTGCGCGCTCGAGCGGCGCACGGCTCGGGGTGGTCGGGACTCGATAGATCACCCGGATGTGCCTGGTATTCATGATGATGTCGCCAATGCGGTCGCTGGAGTCATGGTGAAGGTGACGGACCATGCGAGCGTCTCAGAACGCTGGCGGAAAATGTATGGCGCTCCTCCCGGCTAAATGCTTCTGCATCTCGTGTCGGGCGCGCTTCCCGTCCAGCGGAGTGGCCTTTTGCCGGCACTGCGGAGCGGTCGCGTGCCCGCATTGCGGCTCGCATGGTCCTGAGCAGATCATCGTGCTTGGAACCTGGACGGTGCGACCGGAGGATGCAGCGTCAGTGCGCGCGTCGGTATGGGGTCGCGCGAACTAGATGGCCGAAGGTCCCGGCACCCTGATACCGGTTGAGAAGCCGCGGGTCCGTGTCCGCGCCGGGTCGCGGCGTGTCACGAATGACAGCTTTATGAATGTCATGGCCCGGGTTGGCGCTGATCCCGGCTCTGATAATCAATCGGCCGGCGCGTTTTACAATTTCAATCCGATCAGCCGTTATCGCACCGAGTTGGAATGGTGCTATCGCGGAAGTTGGATATGTCGAGTAGCCGTCGACGCTATTGCAGACGACATGACGCGGGCCGGGATCGAGTTCGGCTCCGAATTGTCTCCCGACGACGGGAACGAGTTGTTCCGCGAGATGATCATGCTCGATGTCTGGAACAGCCTGAACCTGGGGGAAAAGTGGTCGCGGCTTTACGGCGGCTCGCTGGTCGTGCCAGTTATCAGCGGCCAAGATCCCTCAACTCCGCTGAAGATCGACTCGATAGCGCCGGGTCAGTTCAAGGGGCTGTTGGTGCTGGACCGCTGGATGGTACAGCCATCGCTCAACGATCTGGTCAATGTCGAGGATCTGGATAAAGGATCATCGCCTTCTGATCTGGGGCTCCCGCGGTCCTATCAGCTTGGCGTCGGCATGCAGGGAGTGGGGGCGCCCTATTCCGGCATGACGATACACCACAGCCGAGCCCTGCGGCTCGACGGCCTCGACCTGCCGTTCTGGCAGAAGATCAGCGAAAACTATTGGGGCTTGAGCGTTATCGAGCCGCTGTACGATCGCCTCGTCGCGTTCGACAGCACGACCCAAGGTGCGGCGCAGCTGGTCTACAAGGCGCATCTGCGAACCTGGAAGATGGCTGATCTCGACCGACTCTTCGGCGAAGATGAGGCGGCCGCTGCTCTGGTGATGCGTCGGGTGGCGCAGGTCGCGCGGTTCCAGAGCAATGAGGGGATGACGCTCATCGACGCCCAAGACGACATCGAGATGTCCACGTACAGCTTTGCCGGCCTGGCCGACATGATGCTGCAGTTCGGGCAGCAGCTCGCCGGATCGATTCAGGTGCCGCTGACGCGGATGTTCGGGCAGGCCCCGGCCGGCCTCAACAGCACGGGCGAGAGCGATCTGCGAAATTACGAGGACGGCATCCTTCACCGGCAGGAGCGCCGCTTTCGCCGACCGGTCGACGTGATCCTGCAATGCGTGGCGCGCTCTAAGAAGATCACGCTGCCTCCTGGGTTCTGGTGGACCTTCAAACAGCTGCGCCAGCTTACGGACGAGCAGAAGGGATCGCTGGCCGATCAGGTGACGACCGCAGTTACCTCGGCCGAGGAACAGGGCCTCGTCTCGAAGCGCATCGCCGCGAAGGAGTTGCAGCAGAGTTCGCGCCGGACTGGCATCTTCACGAACATCGACGACAAGTTCCTGGCGCAGCTTGACGACGGACCTCCGCCTGCGGTCGAAGCGCCTGGGATGGGCGGCGGCGAAGCGGATTATCCGGGGATGGAGGCAGGAGCAGGCTCCGGCGAAAACGAACAGCCTCCCGACGGCGATATGGCCGGTTCAGGACAGGAAACCCAGGCCGAAGACGCCTTCAGTGCGCCGCGCCGACCGAAACCGCACCTTCATGTGCACTTGGGCGACGCCGAGCGGGTTGTTACCTTCCAGGGATTTCCAATTTTCATCGAGTGTTTCGCCGGCCAGGAGCGCGTCGGTTTGCGTGGTTGGGCTACCAAGATGCCCTGCCGATATGGTTTCATCAGAATGTCAGGATCGGCCGAGGGCGCCGGCGAAGGCATGGATGTCTTCCTCGGCGAGGACGAGAACGCCGGACAGGTATTCGTGGTCAATCAGCTTCGTCCCGAGACCGGTGGCTTCGATGAACACAAGTGCCTTATGGGTTTCTCAAATCGGATGCTCGCGATGCGCGCCTATCAGAAGGCTTTCGCCGACGGGTCAGCTGCTGCGCGTCTCGGTAGCGTCCGGGCCATGACTGTGCCAGAGTTCCGCCGGTGGCTGGAGACGGCCGACGAGACGAAGGCGGCGTGAATAACCTTGTCCTGGAGCATAAAGGATCACCTCGAGAACTTTGAGACGAGCAACCGCACGCTGTTGTTCGAGATCAGAGGTATGCTGCGGCTGCTGCTCGGGCGGCGCGGCGATGAGCCGGGACAGATCCGGCTAGGTTTCCCTCATCTTTGGAACGGAGAAGACATGGCCGACACGATCACCCTGAAGCCGACCGATGTCTATACGATGACGATTGGCTTGGCGAACCCGGCGACCGGTGCCGTCGAGGCATTGCCGTCAGGTGACACGTTTACCGCGACATCCTCAAGTCCGGCCGTCGGCGCTGCGATTGCGTCGGATTCCGCCGGCGCGCCGACTCTCGTGGTCAATGCGCTGACCGCGCCCGATCCGAATACGCCGACCGCGACGGTTACGGTCAACGACAGCGCCGGCGACGTGGCCGTCGAGTTGACCGTGAACTATCCGGTCCCGCCGGTCGCCGGCGACATCACACTCGACGTGGCGGGTGCGGTCGTCACCACGCAGGCGGCGCCGGCGTAGTCTCGGTGAGCGACCTCGGCGGCAAGTATTTGAAGGTCAATGCGCCCGGTCGTTCTTCACGTCCACGACAGCCGTGGTCCGGTCTTTCGTGTTCGGGTAGCCGACGACTTTGAAGAGGCGGCTCATCCTCGCGGCGCGTCGAAGAACCCCGGACAGTTTGTTGCTATAGGCACATCGACCAAGCCTTCAGCAAAGCGAATCGCCCGCAAATCGCCCGCATCTAAAGGCGGCATGGTCATTGCTGAGCACGTCAAAGGATCTTTCCCGGCCCACATTGCGGCATTGAAGATCCCGCCGGCTTGGACAGGCGTCATCTTCAACAGCGATCCGAGTGGGGATCTGCTCGTGGTTGGGCGCGACGCAGCAGGACGGCGCCAGGCGATCTATTCGAAGAAATTCACCGAAGGCCAGGCCGCGGAGAAATTTGCCCGCGTCAAAGGTCTCAACGACAAGTTCGCCGAGATCAAAAAGCAGAACGACAAGGCGCGCAGCGCCAGAGACCCCAAGACGAGAGACGCGGCCGATGCCTTGCATCTTATCATGGAGACCGGTGTCCGGCCAGGATCCGATAGCGACACCAAGGCAGCGCAGAAGGCCTACGGCGCCACCACCTTGGAGGGGCGGCACGTCGTCAGCAACAAGGCCGGCGTCAGGCTGAAATTCGTCGGGAAGAAAGGGGTCGCGCTCGATATCCCGGTGCAGGATGCGGATACCGCAGAAATGCTGAAGGCGCGCGCCGAACGATCGGGGCCGTCCGGCAAGCTGTTCCCGGCCACAAGCGACGGTGCCCTTCTTACATACACGCATTCGCTCGACGGCGGTTTCTTCAAGGTCAAGGATTTCCGGACATTGCTCGGTACGCGGATTGCGCTGCATGCGGTTGCGTCGGCAAAGAAGGCACCTACCAGCGAGACAGCTTATCGCAAGGCGGTAATGGACGTGGCGAAGAAGGTGGCCTACAGTCTCGGCAACACGCCGACGATCGCCTTGAGGAGTTACATTAGTCCGGTTGTGTTTGCTGCCTGGAGGGCCGGAATTGATGGATGACGACGAGACTCTTCTGCCGGATGCGCACTTCGGCACGGCTACATCGCCTCTCCCGGAATTGTCCACCGATGAGCCGGAGGACGGTGGCGATGACGACGATCTCGACGAGACGCCGGCCGATGTTGTCGCGATGCTCGGGTTCGACCCTGCCAAGGAAGACGGCGATGGCGCGCCCGGCGAAGACCTACCGCGGCGCCCGTAAGAATCTGGCGCGCGAGAACAAGCTGGTCTGGCGGGAGATCTCTCGCGGCGGTAATAAAGGTCCGCGGTCGGTCATGGAGCAGCAGAAAGAGCGGCGTCTGCTGATGGAAGCCGACGACGATCGCGTCGAGGATGCACGGCGCGCGGCCACAAAGACCTGATCCATGCCGTCGCGGCACAGCCGGGCAGAGATCAACGCCTTCTCGCGTATCAGGAAGGCCGAAGAGTCCTATGCCCGGCAGCTGCGCCAAGTCGCGCGCGCCGTCGGCCACTTCGTGCGAGGCCTTTTCCCAAACGGAGAGCCGGCACACGCTGATGCGCTGACACAGCTGCAGGCCGGGCTCGCGGGATATGCCGAAACGATCACGCCGTGGGCTGAGGCTGTCGCCAACCGAATGCTGGCCGACGTTGCGCAGCGCGACGAAAGGGCATGGGCCAAACTCGGCGACACCATGGTCCGCGCGCTGCACCGGGAGGTCACTCAGACGCCGCTTGGTTCGATCGTCAGGCAGCGGCTGGCTGACCAAGTGTTCTTGATCAAGAGCCTACCGCTTGAGGCCGCACAGCGGGTACAGGCGCTCACAGTTCGCCAGTATCTCGAAGGCGGCCGGTCTACTGAGATCATCGACGAGATATTGGCGAGTGGCGAAGTTGCGGCAACCCGCGCGACGCTCATTGCCAGAACGGAAACCGGACGGACGGCATTTGAATTTACCCGTGCTCGTGCAGAAAGGGTGGGATCGGAAGGTTACACCTGGATGGCTGTCAATGACCGTGATACCAGACCTCGTCATCTGCAGTTACACGGTACTTTCCATCGTTGGAACGACCCGCCAGTAGCGTCGGAGCGTGGTCAAAAGGTGATGAAATACCACGCAGGAAGCGGTCCGAATTGCAGATGCTGGCCATCTCCACTTGTTGCCGACTATATTGCGTGAAGTAGGCAGGAGCACGAAGATGCTGACAGCCAAGTTCGTCCGTTCGGAGGGTGAGATCGTCATCGAGGTCGCCCGCGTCTGGACCGACGGTGGCCGCGTTTTCTACGATCGGCCGATCGAGCCGCGCGAAAGCGAAACTCACGAGTTCACCGGGACCGGCACGGTTTACGTGATGAACGAGCGTGGAAAAACCGTGGCGACTTACAGGATCGGCGAGATCAAGCCGGCCGGCTACCGCTATCCTCCGGCGCCGACCGCGGAGGAAAACAAGGCCGTTGTCGAATGAGCGCGCTGATCGATCAGGAAGACCATCCTGAGATGGTCGCGGCATACTTCGAACTGAAGGCTTACCTTCAGCGGGTGACGACCGGCCGGTATCCGTCGCGGCAGCTGTACGCAGACATCATCCAGGTGCGCGACGATCATCGCGCCCGGTGGCGTGCCCGAGGGGTCGACTTCCCGCTACTCGTCATGTTTTCGGTGCCGCGCCTGCTGGTGATCGAGTATTGGCGCGCCGACCTCGACTTCGCTTCGATCCGGGTCAAGCTGATGAACTTCGTCATGCTGTACCCGACCGTAACCCCGAAGGAATTGGCATCTGCGCTCAAGGCCGCCTATCCGGACTTCGCCGATCGCGCGCTGACCGATGAGGGCGAAGCGATGCTTGAGCGGATCGCCGAGAAGAAGCGCCTTGCGCTCCCGCCTCTGGCTTCCGAGGCGTGGCGTCAGTGAGAATAGCGGCGGCCGACGATTACGACACGATCCGGCGGCGCATTGCTCAGATAGCCGAAGACGAAAAGCCGCGATGCCCGTCGAGCAGCGGGAGATTGCTGTTCACCTGCCTAAGATCGGCCGCACGTTGCTTCGAGACCTGTCCGTATAAAGCGGACTGGATCGGCCCGGACCCCGAGTGAGGAGCGAATCCGTCATGACGACATTCTTCGGCGTTCTGCTGCCCGTTCTGCTGATGGCGGAGCTGCTCATGATCATGTCCCCGCCTGGCTGGCGTCTCGTCGGCCCTCGCCGACTGCTCGGGCTCGCCGGCGCGATCCTGGCGGTTCTTCTGCTGACCGCGCTGACGACCGAGTCCCGAGCGCAGGATCAAAGCCCGACCCCCATGGGGTTGCTCCCGCTGCCGAAAACCGGGATCGCGCTGACGCACGTCGATTCTCTGGCGACGAACAACTCGACATTGATCTTCGCGAGCACCGCAACCCGACCGGTTATTTCGGTTTTTGGGTTCAATGCAATCAACACGAATGCCACGACGGCCTATCTCAAATTCTACAACAAGGCCACGGCACCGACCTGCGGCACGGATATCCCGAAACTGGTCTTCCAGTTGCCGCAGAACGTGCCCGTGACCAAGGCCTTCCTGATGGGCATTCCCTTCGATCTCGGCATCGGGATCTGCATCGTCGCCAACGTCATCTCGACCGACAACACCGCGGCGACGACCGGGATATCGGTGGACATCGCGCACAAGTAGCTTCCGGAATCGGACGCGATGGCTTTCGTGAAAAGGGTTCTTCTCGGCCTTGTGCTGGCGATGGGGCTGGTAGCCGGGGCGGCTTATGCCCAGGTCACCACTCCGATACCGACCCTGGCCTATGCCATCAAGGTGGTGAGCACACCATCGCCGTTGTCCGTAACAACCACGTCATCCCGCGTAGCTCTTGGAACCGCGACGGTTTCGGTGTTCGTGACCAATCAAGGTCCGGCGTCGGTTTGTGTGATGCTGGGGACGGTCGGCGTCGTCGCTGTGTGCCCCGGTTCTCCCCAGGTCCCGAGTCTCAACATCGCCGCCGGCGAAACCAAGATTCTGGGGATGGGGAGCAGCGTCGATCTGGCCGCCATTACACCAAGCGGGACGGCTACGCTCACCATCCTGACCGGATATCTCGAACCGGCCCTCGGGCCGTGAAATAACAGGAGTCGTCGCCATGCTGAAGCGCCTCATCGCCGCGACCATCATCATGGCCGCGCTCTCGATCCCGGCATTTGCCCAGACCGGTTCCGTCCAGCGCAACGAGGCCGCGGCCGGCGCGGCGAGCGCCAATGCGCCGCTGCCCGTCATGCCGATGGGTGTCATCTATGGAATCAACGCGCCGGTGACGGGCGCGACCGGAACCGGCGAACAGGTTCTCGGCACCTGGAGCAT